CCGTGAAGAGGACGAGAATAAGCGCAAAATACAATATTTCGTGCATTATAAGTTCCTTCCGGGCTTTGGTTTTTATGGATTGGGCTTAATTCACACCATTGGCGGTCTGTCACGCACCGCCACGGCGGCGCTGCGACAGTTGATCGACGCTGGTACGTTGTCCAACCTCCCAGCGGGTTTCAAAGCCCGCGGACTACGGATCAGGGATGACGACGACCCGTTGCAGCCCGGTGAGTTCCGCGATGTGGACGCACCCGGAGGGGCTATTCGTGACAGCCTGATGCCGTTGCCATTCAAAGGTCCTGACCAGACACTGTTTAACTTGCTTGGGTTTGTAGTTCAGGCGGGTCAGCGGTTTGCTACGATCACGGATTTGAAGGTTGGTGATGGCAATCAGCAGGCTGCGGTTGGTACGACTATCGCGATGCTGGAGCAGGGTTCTCGTGTGATGAGTGCGGTGCATAAGCGTCTTCACTATGCCATGCGGATTGAGTTCAAGATATTATCTAGGGTGATGTCAGAGAGTCTGCCGCAGGAGTATCCGTACTCTGTAGAGGGTGCAGAGTCTGCGGTGATGGCTAGCGATTTTGATGACCGGATTGATGTAATTCCGGTATCTGATCCCAATATGTTTAGTCAGGCGCAGCGTATTGCGCTTGCACAGACTAAGCTGCAACTGGCGGGGGCGGCTCCTGAGTTACACAACATGCATGAAGTGTACAAGGACATGTATGAGGCTCTGGGTGTTAAGGACACAGACAGGATTATGAGGCGTATTCCTGACGAGGAGCCAGAACCGAAGGACCCGGCGCAGGAGAATATAGACGCTTTGGATATGGTGCCGTTGCAGGCGTTTGAGGGTCAGGAACATGAGGCACATATCATGGCGCACTTGGTGTTTGGGTCTACACCTATGGTTGGCGGGATGCCTGCCATTGCAATGGCTTTGCAGAAGCACATAATGGAACATGTTAAGATTGCAGCGCGAGAACGTGCGGCGGTGCAGTTTATACAGTCTAGGCAGGCTGTTGGCGGTGAGGCAGCAACGGAAGAAGAGATGTTGCAGATAGAGGGTATGACGGCTCAGTTTGCTGCTGAAGGTATGCAGATGGTCAAGCAGATGTCTCAGCAGGTATCTGGGCAGGGGCCAGATCCGTTAGTTCAGTTGAAAGAGCAGGAGCTACAGATAAGAGCTCAGGCTGAACAGTCGGATGCTCAGAACGACGCTGCCAAGCTCAACTTGGATGCACAGAACCAGCAGATACGGGCATCTCAGTTCCAACAGAAGCTTGCCAGTCAGGAAAAACAGACCCAAGCACGTATCCAGTCTGCAATGGAGAGGGAACTACTTAAAAAACAATAGCTTGGGGGCTAAATGGAACCGATTACCACGGCGTTAGCCGGTTTTGCATTATTTAAGAGTGCGGTCGATGGCATCAAGGGTGCTATCGGAACGGCTAATGACGTGTCTGAAATTGCCGGGTTCATAGACAACCTGTTTGAGGGCGAGAAGCAGGTACAGCAGAAACGTAACAAAAAATCTGGGGTAGGGGTAGGCGATCAGTTTGGTATAAAATCAGTAGCGCAGGAGATTATAGACGCGAAGCTGGCAAAAGAACAAATGCAAGAAATCGCTACTATGGTGGATTTTAGGTTTGGTCATGGGACATGGCAAAGTATTGTAAATGAACGCGCTAAACGTATACAAGAGGCGAAAGAGGCGGCGGCAGAGGCTAAACGAAAGAAGTTGCAGGAACAAAGGAAATTTGAGGAGACCATGAATCAGATCGTCATGGCAGGAGCGGTTTTACTGGTGACATTAGGTCTGTTTGCGCTGATGGTTAAGGTGTTGTTATGAGTCAGAAAAAACTACAAGAGAAGTCTGTATACGCTGAATATGATGAGGATGGCGATGGTGTCGTCAGTGACGAGGAGCTTAGTCATATAAAAGAGATAAAAGAAACAGAGACACAATTAAGAAAAAATTTAGCTCAGTTGCGTATGGCTAGATATACATTAATCTCAATGGGTTTGTTTACTGTAGCTATGTTCTTTGTGCCTATAGAAAGAGTTAACGCCTTATCAGATATCAGTAACTTGTTCTATATTAGTGGCGCAGGCGTGGTTGGGGCGTATATGGGCACCACGGCTTGGATGAACAGGAAGTAATGTTTCAAGCAATAGTTCTTGCCTGTCTAATAAATAACATGGAATACTGTCTCTCATTGGAAGATCAACGTGGTCCTTACGAAAGTAAAGAGCGTTGCGAGGCTCGTGCTTTTGAAATGGCACGAGATGTACACAAACACATGCGGGGCTACAAACCAGTAAAGTGGAATTGCAGGGGGCTACCTAAAGGACGTTTAACGAGGTAGTAAAATGGAAAACATTATAATAGCGGCCATGCTGGCAGCAATGATACACGGCCATGTTACAGGTGATGAAAAGCAAGAAACTGTAAAGGATGATATAAACTGGGAGCTTGCAGGTAATTTTAGGACGGAAAGCACCCCTAACACTGTTCAGTGGGTGATAATTACGAATGAATGAGGTCCACCATACGGTTGAAACTTTGTTCATCATGGTTATTAGTATGTGGGGTTTTGATGGCAGTGAGTGGCAATATATAGGTAACCAGATTGCGTTACAGCAGCCTATGACAGAAGCTCAATGCGAATATTTGATTGATGAAAACATGTGGCAAGCAACATATAATAATCAATATTATAAAATGGTAGCGCATTGTTTTCCTACCGAATGTGCAGGGAAGAAAAGTTGTGAGTGAAGAAAATAAAAAACCAGTATCTCTAACTGTAGGTGAGAATAGTTTTGAACTTGTGCTACGAATACTGGGAAACGAATTTATTGCCATCCGTATAGGGTCAACTAATTTTAGCGGAAAATTGATAGCAGGTGGAGTGCTGCTTTTGTTTTTTACTTTTATGTTGATGGAGGTTTTTGGTCTGTCACGAATAATGGGTGTTGAATAGTGGCTACCAAGCTGAGTGAAAACACAGAACTATCTATGCCCATTCGCAATTTGATTGCAATGGTTGTCGGGGCAGCCGTTGCCACATGGGCATATTTTGGAGTCATAGAGCGTTTAAATACGATTGAAAATAAATTCATTATTATTGAAACAGATTTGGGTCAAAACACAGAGTTTCGCATCAAATGGCCGCGTGGTGAAATGGGTAGTTTGCCAGCCGACTCAGAACAGTTTATGATGATTGAACATTTGGCTAGTGAATTAGAGAAGTTGGCAGAAAATATTGAAAGTGGTAACGCCCCCCACGACCAACAGCAAAAACTGGTCTTAGAGTTTTACGACAGGCGTCTGACAAAAATAGAGGACAACATTGAAAGATTGACAAACAATGATTGAACTTAGTTTTGTTTTACTACTGATGATAGGTGACGAGAAGGTTGAGTATACCCCATATGAAAACCTGTCTAAATGCCTGACGGTTCGCCGTAAGATTAAACGTAATGTTGGATATACTATGGACTTCGATAAAAAGTGGTCTTGTAAACAATTAAAGGTCAGGCTTGAGGCAGGAGAAATAATGGAGATCATTGAGCAATGATACAGGCACTTATAGGACCGATTGCTAATCTAGCTGGTTCCTTCATGGAGTCAAAGATAGAGCAAACGAAGGCTAAAGGCAGGGTTGCACAAGCAAAAGCCGAGGCCGAAGCCGAAGTTATGAAAGTCGCAGCCACTCACGAAGCTGGTTGGGAAAAGATAATGGCACAGTCCTCTGACAACAGTTGGAAGGACGAAGCATGGACTATTCTCTTTATTGTCATAATTGCTATGTGCTTCATTCCGTTTACCCAGCAATATGTTGAAGATGGATTTGCGGCTCTTTCTCGCACACCAGAGTGGTTCCAGTGGGCGATGTACGCCTCAATCGGCGCGAGCTTTGGAATACGCGGGATAAAAGGATTTAAAAAATGAACAAAGATAGATTACGAGAAGAGATCGCGGAAGATGAAGGATGCAAGTACGAGATATATTTAGATCATCTAAATTTACCAACCTGTGGAATCGGCCACCTCATCCTTGAGACTGACGAAGAATACGGCAAACCCGTGGGTACGGTTGTTGAACAAGAGCGGGTTC